ATCAGCGCCAGCTGGACATAAAATTTTAAATGCATGCTTAGAGGTTGCTCAAATGTTAATTGAGAAAAATATATCCTATGGCAATTCAGCCCTAGAGCCAATTAGAATATTTTCAACGGCGGACTCGACAGAACAATTAAAGGTAAGAATTGATGATAAATTAAATAGGGTAAAGAATAATAAAGGATTTGCTGGAGATAATGATATAGATGACCTAATAGGCTATCTAATATTATATAAAATAGCCAAATCTAATTGACTTTTTAGTCAACTAGAATTATAATACATATATATGGAAATTGAATTATCAGATCATTTTGATCGAATGAATAAAGTTGTTGCCGAACTTTTAAAGGGCAATAATCCGACCCAGATTGCCTCTCTGACGGGCTATAAGCGGTCAGACGTAGTAGAACTTATAGACGAGTGGAAAACTGTCGTATACAACGATACAAGCTCTAAGGAACGGGCCAAAGAGGCCATCTCAGGAGCAGACCAGCATTACTCTATGTTAATTAAAGAGGCATGGAAAACAGTAGAAGATGCTGACCAAGCAGGTCAATTAAATGTTAAGGCTAACGCTCTTAAATTGATTTCAGATATTGAAACAAAAAGAATTACTATGCTTAAAGAAGTTGGTTTATTAGATAACGCTGAAATGGCAGCACAAATTGCAGAAACAGAGCACAAGCAAGACATACTAGTTAAAATATTAAAAGAGGTAACTGCAACATGTCCTAAATGTAAAATGGATGTTGCTAAAAGATTATCTCAAATTACGGGTATTGTTGAGCCAATTATTATTCAAGAAGAGGAAATAGAAAATGTTTAATAAAGATGGATTTAAAGTAATTGGCGATGACATTTATGTTTATAATAATTTTGTTACAGAGCAAGAGTGTGATGAAATACTTGAATTGATTAAAACATTTGATGAAAATAAATGGGTGGGTAGGTTTTATACTACTGACGAGGGTCATAAATGGTATGATCAACAAATTGGTTTATTAGTTCCAATTAAAAAAAGAATAGAAAAACTGTTAGATAATGATGTTTATCTGGGAGATAATTTAAGCATTGTGAGAATGTTAAAAGGTCAATTTTGGGGACTTCATTCAGATAACCATGATTTTAAAGAAATAGAAAAAGCTAGTAAAAATTTAAAAGAAGACGAAGATTTTGAATTAAGGCAAAATGTTGTTATGGGTCTTATACTTTATTTTAATCAATTTGAAGGTGGAAATCTATATTATCCTTTCCAAAAAATAAACTATCAACCACAAAAAGGTGACCTTGTAATACATGATGCAGGATTTAAATGCGAACATGGTGTTACTAAATTAATAAGTAATGTTAGATACTCTCATTCAAATCATTTATATAAATTGGTTAAAGTTCCAGTTGGTTCTGCAAAACAACCAATAACTGAAATTTAAGAAAGTATTTAAAAATGTCATTCGATTTTTCAGATATAATAGATATTCTAAACAATAAAGAGTTTGAAAAACTTGGAGAAGACATATACGTATATCATAATTTTGCAACAGATAATGAATGCGATATGATTATACATTACTCTAATTTAATAGAAGAAGATCTCTGGCACGACAATTTTAGTTGCTACACATCAGATATTTCTATAACTACAATTTCTGAAATAAAAAAAAGATTAAGCTATCTTTTAAATGATAATATTTTTTTAAATGAAAATAATGGATTAATAAGAATGCAAAAAGGGCAGTCGTGGGGCCTGCATTCAGATAATCACGACTTTTTACAATTAAGAGAAAAGGCGTCTTTATACAAAGAAGGTGATGTTTTTCATTTTGAAAAAAATAATTTGTATGGATTAATAATATATTTTAATGATTTTGAAGGTGGTGAAGTTTATTATCCAAATCAAAATATAGAATATAAACCTAAAAAAGGAGATTTGCTTATACACAGCGCAGAAGAACATTGTTTGCATGGGGTAAAAGAAGTAAAAAGTAAAGTGAGGTACTCACATTCAAGCAATCTGTATAATTATATAAAAGTTCCAAGGAAATACAATGTCATTTAACTTTTCCGATATAATAGATATTTTAGATAATGAAGAGTTTGAAGAAAGACCAGTAGACCTACAAACTTTTGTTACGGATTCTAACTATTTAGCACTACCGCCACTCTCAAATTATCAATATACACTAATTGAAAAGTCATCTCAAATATATAAAGAGTCTACTTTAATTAAATTATTTGGAGAAGAAGAAGGATCTAGAATATTTAAACAAACAGCCAACGAAGTAATTGCCCAACTCGGTAAAGGTTCTGGTAAAGATTACTGCTCAACAATTGCAACAGCCTACATTGTGTATTTATTGTTATGCTTAAAAGACCCAGCATCATATTACGGTAAGCCACCAGGAGATGCAATTGATATTTTAAATATTGCTATTAACGCACAACAGGCAAACAATGTTTTCTTTAAAGGTTTTAAGACACGTATTGAAAAGTCTCCATGGTTTACTGGAAAGTACACAGACAAAGCTTCCGAAATGAAGTTTGATAAATCTATTACAGTTCATTCTGGTCACTCTGAGCGTGAGGCTTGGGAAGGATATAACGTTATTGTTGTTATCCTTGATGAGATTTCAGGCTTTGCCACAGAAAATACAACTGGGCACGATCAAGCTAAAACAGCAGATGCTATATACGAAATGTACAGAGCATCAGTAGACTCACGTTTCCCAGATTTTGGCAAAGTAATATTACTTTCTTTTCCAAGATTTAAAAATGATCCTATACAAAAATTTTATGAATCTGTTATTGCTGAAAAAGAAACTATAGTAAGAAGCCATAATTTTAAAATGGATCTCGATCTCCCAGACGGAACTGAAGGTAATGAGTTTGTAGTTGAATGGGAAGAAGACCATATTCTTTCTTATTCTATTCCAAAAGTATATGCATTAAAACGTCCAACCTGGGAAATTAATCCAACTAGAAGCATTGATGATTTTAAAGTAGCATTTTATAAAAACTCTATGGATGCATTAGGAAGGTTTGCTTGCATGCCGTCAGACGCAGTAGATGCATTTTTTAAATCAAGAGAAAAAATAGAAACAGCATTTAATAACACAGCAGTTGCTATTGATCAATTTGGAAGATTTGAAAATTGGTTCGCACCAGACCCAGATAAAGAATATTTTATACACGTAGACCTTGCACAAAAGCATGACCATTGTGCAGTTTCTTTAGCACATGTTCAAAAATGGGTTAATGTAAAAGTAAGTGATACTTATACCCAGCCAGCACCAATAGTAGAAGTAGATGCGGTAAGATTTTGGACCCCAACACCAGATAAGTCTGTAGACTTTACAGAAGTAAAAGATTACATATTGTCTTTAAGAACAAAAGGGTTTAAAATAAGACTATGTACTTTTGACAGATGGAATTCTCACGATATGATGCAACAACTAAAACAATACGGCATCAATACAGAAATTCTATCTGTCGCTAAAAAACACTACGACGATATGGCGATGATAGTTTTAGAAGAAAGACTAAAAGGTCCACACATTCCTTTACTTATAGATGAATTATTGCAATTAAAAATTATGAGAGATAAGGTAGACCACCCAAGAAAAGGATCAAAAGACTTGGCAGATGCTGTTTGTGGATCAATATTTAATGCAATACGTGGAACTAGATTTGATTCAAATGAAGAAATTAACATACACACATACGAATCAATGTCTTATGATAATGATTTTAGTAAGGATAACCCAGACGTATCTTCAGTAAATATGATAAGGGCACCAAAAATGCCAAATGAACTTAAAGACGCAATGGATAGGATGATGGTAATATGAGTATATATCAAGAAAAAGCTAAAGAGTGTAAATGTTGTGGAAAACATGTTCCTTTACCAACAGTTTTAAAAGAGTATAATGGTCTTATGATTTGTCCAACAACATTTTCAAATATAATAGAATATACAAGAATATGGAATGCAATTGGATCAAGACCACCTGGAAATGTTAGAAAGCATTTTTCTGAGTATGTCCAGCAAATTGTAGAAGCAAATATTTCTGGGGGTAAAAATGCTATCTAAATTTATTGAAAATGGATATAGTGCTAGATATGTAATAGATGAAGTAATATTAGTAGATGATTTTTTAAAAAAAGAAGAAATAGAAACTTTGCTTAAAGTTGCTGAATCTACTGATGATGATGGGTGGAGAGTAGAGTATTTAGCAAATTTAAAAAGATTTTGTTTAACAAAATTTGGTAGAGATGATGTAGATAATTTAGTTAAAGAGGGCAAATTTGAAGTAACAGATAATTGGGCAGATAAAATAATAAGTACAAACTCTTTAGATGAAAGACATGTAATTACTCAAAGACTTAAAGATGTTTTAAAAGATCTTCCAGAGCTAGATATCCCAGGATTTGGAAGTATTCAAAGACAATATGATGGGGTTCCATTAAAAGAACATACAGATGTACACACAGATCCATCAATACAATATGCATCTATTATTTATTTAAATGATAACTATAATGGTGGAGAATTTTATTTTGTGCACAAAGAATTTCAAATAAAGCCAAAACCTGGTTCACTTTTAATATTTCCTGGAACAGAAGAATTTAGGCATGGAGTAAAAGCACCAGAGGCTGGCCCAATGAGATATGTTTTGCCTGGATTTATTCATACAAAAGATTTTTATAAGCATAATAAATTTTAAGCTATTGACCTACTCAGATATAATATATATAATATATTAATTATGAGCAACAGTAGCTTAGTTGGTTAAAGCCCCGAACTCATAATTCGGTAATCGTAGGTTCAAGTCCTACCTGTTGCACAAGGAGATGCTGTGGAAGATTCTGAAGATAATGATCTATTTAATTACTATATGGAAATTGGCGCAATAGAATTGTCTGGTATAGATGAATCTGGAGAAATAG